TTCGCGTATTGGTTTTGGGCGATGCCTGCTTGCTGGCCGTAGAGACTGCCGAGCATGCTTTGCTGGCCGCTGAATTGGTTGAAGTTTTGCGACGCGACTCCTTGCAGGAAATTTTGGTTGGCGTAGTTGGCGTTGTAGTTTGCCGATTGGTTGGCTTGCTGGGCGGCGAGGTTTTGGCCGGAGTTGTATTGGGCGGCGCGGAGGTTGGCGTCTTGGTTTGAGAGGTTAGCCTGCTGCGCGTAGCCTGCATCGGCCATGGCGCGTTGCTGGGATGCGTCGTAGGACGCGCCAATAGCGGTTTGTTGCAGGCGGGCCTGCTCGGCGGCTTGGGAGAGCCCGGCTTGTTGGTTTGCCAAGGAGGCTTGAAGCCCGCCCTGCTGCGCAAATTCAAGGGCTCGGGCGTTGGCGGCTTGGTTGTTTTGCTGTGCCTGGAGACCGGCAGATTGGTTGGCGAGGCGGCTTTGCTGTAAGAGCTGGGCGTTTGTTTGGCCTAATGTGAGACCCGCAGATTGGTTTGCCAGGGCGGCTCGAAGTGAGGCGTCTTGGTTTGCCAGGGCTGCGGCTTGGGAAAATTGAGCATCCTGACTGGCGCTTTGGAATCCGAGGCTTTGGTTCGAGAGTCCGGCCTGCTGGGCGTAACCGGCATCGGCGAGCACGCGCTGCTGCTCGTTTTGGTTGGTGGTGAGGTTGGCTTGCTGCTGGAGCTGGGCTTGCTGGAGGGATCGGTTGGCGGCGACGGATTGGTTGGCGAGACCTGCTTGTAGTGAGCGGCTGACATTGCTTTCTTGGCGGCCCATGTAGGCTTGGTTGGCGGCTTGCTGGAGGCCGGTGCCTTGGTTCAGCACATTGCCTGCAAAAGCTCGGCGCTCCGATTCGCGCTGGGTGGCGAAGCGGTCGCGGTTGAGGAGTTCGGCGGCCATGGCGGATTGGCCGAGGCCGAGTCCACGGGCGGAGGATGCGGCGCGGGAGGATTGGATGGCGTCGCGACTTTGTTCGGCAGAGAGAGACCCGCCGAGGGCGAGGTCGTTGCTGGCTTGGTCGCGGAGTTGACCGTAGAGGCCATTGCCTCGGGCTTCGTCCATCAGGCCACGCTCGGCGGCGCTGGCGCGGATGTCGCGGGATGTGACATCCTGCGTGCGGCGGATGCGGGCGGCTTGCATGGGGTCCACAGAGGCGACTTGCGTTCCGCCGACCCGCTCGATGCCTCCGGTGCTGGCGGCGTTGATTTGCTGGGCTGAGACATCTTGCACTGCCCCGGCTTGAGCGGCGCGGATGCGTTGGGCGCGGATTTGGTCAGGCGTGTAGCCTGCTGGTCCTTGGACATCGGCAACTTGGCCGAGGCGGGCGTAGTCCATCTGGCCCACATTAGCAACGCGAGCACCTTGCGCCTGGTCGGCGGCGACATTTTGGGAGGAAAGCTGGTCTGGGCGGTAGAGCTGGCCGAGGGCCATCTGGTTCAGCCGGGCTTGGGCGGGGTCGTTGTAGGCGGCTACGCGGTCGGCAGTCTGGCCGACTTGGTTGTAGCTTTGGCCGAGCTGGGCGGCTGAGGTTCCAGCGTCGCGGACATTCTGGTTTGCTGCGGATGTGTAGGTGCTGTCTTCAAGCCGCTGGGCGATGTCGCCGGTGCTTTCGATGGCTTGGTCGCTGAGGCGGCCTGCGGTATCGACAATCGTGTTAGCCTGATCTTGGGCGATTTGGCCGGAGGCGGTGCGGATGGCTGATAACTCGTTGCCAAAATCTCGCGTTCGGGGGGCTTGACGAGGGTTCACAGACATGCCGGTGCGGAGTGGGTCGCCACTCATGCCGCCGCCGCCAGACATTGCTCCGCTGGACATGGCGTTTCCACTATCGGACATGGCTGCGCTCATGGCGGTGGCTTCGCTCATAGCTTGGCTCATGGCACCGCCACCGCCGCCGCTGCCGGACATTCCCCCTCCTCCGCCGCTGTTGCTCATGTTCATTGCCATAGGATTATTCCTTTTCTAAGAAGTGCTTGGCGTTTTCTGCGCCGTAGTTGAGGGTGATCTCTTCGCCTGCGGCGATGTCGCGCAGGGCGTAGTGCCGCATGAGTTCGTTTACCTGGTCGATCTCGTGGGAGGCGTTGGGGGTGTCGTGGTGGTTGTAGAGGGGGGCGAGGCCGAAGCCGAGGATGCTGGTGGCGTCATCGAGGTAGTAGCTGTAGGTCTCGCAGGCGGGGGCTTTGGCGAGTTGCTTCTTTGGCACGCAGGCGTAGGGGGCTTCCTCCAGCACTTCGTGCTTGGCGATGGGGGCCGTGGCAAAGACTCCCCACCGGTGCAGGGGAGAGCGGCGCACGGCGAGCTTGGTCGCGTGGTAGGGCTCGGGACGGAGCATGGTGGGGGGCTTGGTCATTTGGCTTCGAGGGCGGCGACGCGGGCGGCGAGTTCTTGGACGGCGGCGACGAGGAGCGGCACGAGTTTGCTTTGGTCGATGCCTTGGTATGCTGGGGTGCCGTCTGCGTCCACGGCGTCTTTGCTGCCGGTGACGGATTCGGGCACAACGGCTTGGGCTTCGTGGGCGAGAAAGCCATCGACCTTGGGAGCGGTGGGATCGGCCAGCCAGTTGAAGCGGTGTGCGGGGATTTGGAGCAGGCGGGCTACGGCAGCGGTAAGTGGCTCGATGTTGGTTTTGAGGCGGTAATCGGAGGAGGTGGTGTAGGCTATGCCCGATGCTCCCGATGGAGTGATTGAACCTCTTATTGTTCCTCCTTGATAAAAACTTATATAAGGACTTGATGCAGCAGCCCCTCTGTTAAATTGCAACATTCCATAATTAGAGCCAGATTCAATTGCAGCAGATAGTGTATATACACTCATTGAATCGGAAGAGGCATTGCTATATATAGAACCAACAGTTAATGAGTTAGAGTATAAATCGCTTATATTAACCGCCCCATCCCCGTCACGCGCTACAATGGTATTGACCGTGGCGGCGGCGGTGGCTGTGGTGGCGGCGTTGGAGACTTTCCCTGCGCTCGAGATGGTGGCGAGCTTTGTGTCGGCAATGGCGGCTGAGTCGCTGATGTCGGCGTTGACTATTGTGCCATCCACGATGTTGGCACTGGCGACGGTGACAGCAGTGGGCAGTGCGCCGGCGGCCAGTTTGGAAAGGGCGATGGCGGCGCTGGCGTTAATGTCGGCATTGACAATAGTCCCGTCGGCGATCTTCGCACTGGTAATGGCGGAGTCGGCGATCTTGGCGGTGGTGACTGATCCGTCCGTCGGCGTCCTGGCATCCGAAAGGCGTGAATCTGAGGTGATCACCGCCGTGCCGGTGATGGCGCTGGGGGCAATGCCCGTTGCTGGGGCGTAACTCCCAGACGCTTGCTTGCCTGCGAGCAGATTGTTCATCTCTGTCTCGGTGTAATAGCGGTCGTCGTGCGTATGCGTGGTCGGTGTCCTCGCATCCGAAAGGCGTGAATCTGAGGTGATCACCGCCGTGCCTTGCACCGCAGCGGGAAGCACCTTTCCTGCCGTGCTGATCTGGGCGAGCTTGGTGTCGGCGATGGCCGCACCGGCGGCGATGTCGGCGTTGGTGATGTTGGCGATAGTGGCCGAATCGACGAGTTGGTGAATCTTTTCGGGCGTGACGAGTTCGCCGTTTACGAAGGTTTTGCCTTTGGTGATGGTTGCCATGGTTAGTTGAGGGTGCGGGTTTCGGTGGGGTCTAGGGCGCTGCGGGTGGCTTCGGCGCTGATTTGGCGGAGGGTCGGGCGGCCTGTAAGCGTGTGGTATTCGAGGTCGAGGCCGGTCGCCTTCGTGCGGAGGGGGGCTTTCAGCGTGTAGTCCTCTTGCTCGCCCGAGGTATTGGCGAGGGTGGCGATCTGGAAATCTGCGTCGTAGTCGGTGGTGATGGCGCGGAGTTCGCAGGAGGCTTCGGCGGGCAGGAGCAGGGAGGCTTTGGCGCGGGTGAGGCGCTTGGTGTTGAGGCTTCCCCATCCGTAGCGGCGGGTCAGGAGATAGCCGGGAATGTCGGTGTAGAGGTCTTCGTCGTTGGCGAATGGCACCTCGTCGCCGGTGTCGAGCTCGTCGAGCAGGAAAAGGCTTCCGGTGCGGCTGGCGCAGTAGAGGCGGCGCGAGCTGTCGTATCCGGCGATGAGGAGTTCATCGAGCCCGAAGCTGTAGGTGTCGCGGCTTTCCCATTGGGAGTTAAGGGCATTCCACAGGAACAGGGTATTGTTGGCTTCGGCGTCGCGGCCGATGGGCACGGCGAGGTAGTAGCGGTTGTTCCACCAACGGCCTACGGCGAGGTAGGCGTAGTCGGTGTTGATCTCCGCGAGCTGATCGGCGATGGGGTCCGAGAGCGGCTGGGTGTTGGCGCGGAGCTTGAGGTCGAGCTGAGTGTCTAGGCGGTAAACTCCGGCGTCGGAGAGAAAGAAAACAAACTGACCGGCCGTCTGGATCGAGCGCCGCGCTACGCAGCCGATCTCGTCGGTGAGGAGAGTTAGGCGGGAGACCGCGCTGTCCACCGTGAAGGTGTCGCCCGTCGCGTTGCTCGTGTCGGTGAGGTTTGCCAGCCAGATCGAGTTGCGCAGGAAGACCAGCGCTTGGCCCTCCACCCATGGGTGAATCGCCACCAGGTAGTCGTTCGAGCCTTGGTTGGCGCGGAAAGATTGGAAGAAAGGGTCGTAGAGGTCGGGGTCGAGAACATCCGAAATGGCCACGCGGTCGCGGCCATCGGGAATCCAAAGGCGGTTATTGATGTAGCTGGCCCAGCCGGTGGAGCGCAGGGTCTTGAAGGTCACGCCCTCCGCAGGCACGCCCGATGCGGCGCGATCAAAGTCTGCGGT